TTAACTTACTGATTTTAATAAGCCTCTGATGTCACTTTGGTGACTATGGGGCATCATTGGGACATAATCTGTCAGCTTCTGATTCAGCATTGCGATCTGTTCTGCATTGCTGTCAGTCATCCATGCTCCGTATACATTGAATACCATCTGGGCACTTGCATGGCCCATCTGGCTGGCAATGAAGCTTGGGTTTGCTCCGGCAGATAATGACCAGCACGCATAAGTGTGTCGTGACTGGTATGCCTTTCGATGCCTGATCCCTGCACGCTTAATGGCTGTTTCCCATGAGTCACCTACAGAATCGACTTTGTAGACAAAACCTACCTGTTCGCTTTTTCTAACCACTTGAGGGTTAAACACGAAAGTACATTCATGGTTCACTGAACGTCCATATTCACGTAGTTGCACCTTGATGTTGTACTGCTTACCCAGTCTTGTCATTTCAGCCTGATTTTTCAGGACACTGATAGCGGGCTGGATAAGGTGCACAACCCTGTTTGTGCTTGCTTCAGTTTTCGGTAGAGTGAACTCACCAAGTTTCGTATAATTGCGCCTGATGGTAATTGTTCCTGCCTTCAGATCGATATCTTCCCAGGCCAGGGAGACCAGTTCACCGTGACGCATTCCTGTGTACACAGCCAATGACCACAGGTTTTTCGTCTGCTGATGTCGGCAAGCATCTATCAGGCGAATAAATTCGTCACGAGTTAGCGGATCTGGCTCTGCCCTGGCTCTTTTAAGAGGCTTAATTCCCTGGAAGGGATTTGCTTCTAAGTAACCGTGATCTGCAGCAAACTGAAACATTCCAGCGATTGTCGTCATGTAATAATTTACAGTAACGACGCTCCGTCCTTTTGCTGCTGCTTTGTTTTTCGTTGAATTCTGATACCCGGTCAGCAAATCTTTCCTGATATACAGCAATTCCTCTTTGGTTACCGATGACACCAGTCTACTGCCTCCAATTTTCGGAACCATCGTTCTTGCAACGGATTCATAGCGATTGAATGCATTTGCAGAGATTTCCATTCGTTTCAGATCCAGCCACTTTTCTTCAAGTTCCTTCACCGTAATTTCTTTTTTACTTACCCCAAAAGCCTGAAGGTTGGGGGAGTCAGGGAACTGTGCAGCATAATCAAAGCTTCCTGTGCGGATGGCAAAACATACTGATGTCCGCAGTTCCCCGGCGATCTTCCTGTTCTTGGCAGTGTCAGGGACACCAAGATTTTCCCTGACACGTTTACCTTTAAAATTAAACCAGATGCGTAATGTGCCGCCGTGGTTTTCGACGCCTGTTGGATATTTGACTTTATCCATCGATACCTCCAGACGCCCAAGAGCGATACGAGCTTACATATTTCATGATATTAAATCACCTGGGTTGTTTGTTTTTCATTGAGGCGACCCAGGCATCTATTGCTTTTCTGTTATACATACATTCACTGGAAGGCTTTGGATTACCGTCTGGTGATACGTGAATATACTCTCTTCCAACCATCCAGCATTCTTTCCGGGCCCGAAGAATTGTGCCTGGTTTGAGCCCGGTAATTGCGATAAGAACGCTTTCACAAACCCATTCATTGGGAGCCAGTTGAATCACATTGCCCATGTATTACCTCACACAACACTCAGCCCACGGCAGTGGCACCACACTTCAAACATTCGCTTCACAACTTCACGACAGTAGAAGCCGTCAACATCTCGCGTCAGGTCATAGCGATTGCCGTAACGCTGGTGGACCCATCGTTCAAATGCTTTATTCATTCTTTACTTCCTTTTTATGGCTCGTAATTTTTTCAGGTGCTTTTCCTGCTCAGTGTCCGCGAGAATTTTGCGGTACTCCTGGTGGTCAATATGTTCGAACAGGCAGTTTAACTCACCAATGCGTACCCGCCCGGATCGTCCGTCCATCCGTCGAAAGAACACTGAGTGCTCAGTGATGCGAGTAATCACCACGGGGTATCCGGCTCTGTCCGTGTATATCTGACCGCGTTGAATCAAAGCGAACATGTGGTTATCCCCATCGACAAATCGAGAACACAACAAACGCTGCTGCGAATACCACCCCCAGAGTTACGATTGCATCAGGCCAGCTCATTGATTCACCTCCTGCCTGTCGTCCGGCATTCGCTCACTACAGCTTATCCAACCATCCGGAGTTACCGGAGAGCTGGTTGACGCTTCCGGGATTTTCCGAAAATTATTGGTTGACGAATCTTTATTTTCCCGAAAGTTTCCGGACTGAAGCATGGCTTCGCGGCAATCGCTCCAGCCTGTAGCGTATGCAGCCGCTTTGCTGCTGCCTTCAACTGGCGCATCCTGCCAATACATTTCTTCCGGCACTATCGGCGCTGGAGGGGCGGCAAATAGATATCCGCCAAAGTCAGGAAGCTCTCTAATGGCCTGTACGAATTTTTGTTTGCCTACGTCAACTCCTAATGGGTAATGAGCTATAATCTTTGCCACCGGCTCTGCTGCCAGTGATGCCAGCGCAATCCGTGCCAGCTCTTCCGCTTCTTCTGCTGGAAGCACAACGTTGCTACCCGGTCCGTATGTTTCGCGCCACTGCTTGATTGTCAGCAGTCGCTCTTTGGTTATAGTGGTCATGTGTTACTCCTTAACCCGCAGTGCTTTCAACTGATGAGGGGAACAAAATCTTTTCATCAAACCCTGCATTCATATCATGAACAGCAACACACCAATCCATCGACGAACGATTATCAAGAGCCTCCATGATTTCATCCATGCGGCGCAGGTCATACAGGTAAATGCTTTTATCGCCAATGGTGTAAAAACCAATTTTTTTCGGTGATGGACAGCGATCAAGAACGTCCTGTAATTCGCTCAACCATGCTTGTTCTTTTTTTGTCAAAGTTGCCATATCACTCTCCTTTGATGCGAATGCCTGTTGCAATGCTGTTTATGATGCTGTCAGTGCATGGGGTAGAAAGCTGGGCATCTCCAGCAATTTTCATGACCTCAACATCTGCATATCGAATACCGAGGTGTATCAGACCGGCTATGCCTGACTTAAGCCGAGCATTTTCCATAAATAGAACTTTTGCCCGCTGTTTTTCTGCTTCAAGCTCAACGCGCAGCTTCCCTACCGTTAGCGCAATATCCTCGTTCTCCTGATCGCGGCTTTTGATGTATTGCAGGTTTCTTTCCCGTTCATCCAGCAGTGCCAGCACGGTTTCTGGTCCGGTCAGAAATTTGAAGGCGTTGAGCGCATCAATATCCACACCGTAATCTTTAAGTTCCTGTTCACTTAACAAGTCATCATCAGCTGGCAACATTAACAGGCGTTCCATTGCTGGAATTGCACGTTCCGCCACCTCACGCAGTGCCTGGTAATTAATTTCGCTCACTGGTTGCCTCCTTTGCGAAGCTGGGCAGCAAAGTCAACTAACCACTCAGTCATTTCAACCTTCCCTACCAGGTCTGAACCAGGGTACATACAGCAATCACTCTGCGCCGCTTTGAAATCCTTATACTCATATTCTTGGGCCACCAGATTTTTTGCAGCTTCTATAGCAGCATCCACCCCCTGCGCCAGGACTTCAGCCAGGAAAGCATCAGTGGTTGGCGTTTCAGGTATCTGTCTCCTCATCCGTTCTATTGCATGATTGAACCCGAAGTCTTCCGCGAGAGATACGTCATCCATATTGTCATCTTCAATATCCCGTGATTCTGGAATTGCAGACTTTATTCCCGCATTCTCCGCTGCCAGCGCCGTGAAATTACCCTCCAGCTCTGCAATGCGCTGTTTTGCGGCATCAAGTTCAATCGATAATTTTTCCAACTGCTCTTTATGCTTCTTGTATTCCTGATATGCGTGCCAGGACTGACCTTTGCGCACACTATCAGTAATATCAGTAATCTGTTCTGGTGTTAGAGTGGTCAGTGGCTGTGCTGGGAAAATCAGCACTTTCCCGGAATCCCAATCAAAACCAGCGTGAATTGACTGAACTTCAACTGAGGGTGTTGAACCAATGCTGCCAGGCGAATGAACAACGATCGTTACATCCATATCGCGACGATGGCTGTGGTTGTTGGACAAAATACGATTCACCAACTCAGAAAATTTGGAAAATTTCATGCTGATTCCCCTTTCTCTGCTCTCTCCTGTCGGAACATCACTATCATCAGGTCGCCTTTTGTCGCTATCCTGGCTGTTGTACCTGGTTCAATGCGGCTAAGCTCAAATGCGTCATAGAACGCTTCTAATGCCTTCTGGCGTAGTTCCTGTTTGCGCCGTTTTTTCCACTGTTTTAGGAAAATGGAACCCAGCCATCGCCATGTACGGGACATGATGTAAAGCCAACCGAGAAGTGCCAGGCCGACATTCAGGGCCGTTTCTATGGTTAGTTGTGAGTCAGTTGCCATTTCTTACCTGTTTAAGTAACTGGTTGAACATAACACTTAGGGGATTGCTGTATCCAAACGGCAGATTGTTTACGCAGTACAGAATCATTTTGTTTTTTTCTCCAGTTCGTACTATTAACCCATTCCACAATAACCGTGATAATTCATTACTGATAGAAGTTGCGCTTCTTCCAAGTGCGAGGGATATATCTTCTCTACTGCAATCTGGATTTTCCTAGATATACTCGATAACGGTCATGTGGTCCCTTTTACTTAATATCTGTTTCGGATTGCATGCCATGAGTATTCATTTCGTTAATAATTTCATCCAGAAGAATTTCAAGCCCTTCTCGACCCATATCTGAAAGAATGAAACCTTTATCAGGGGAAGTAGTGAGCATTTTCTGATAAAGAAACAGCGCTCTTCCCATTCCTTCAGCTTCGCCGTATTTTTGAATTAAATTCCATTCAATATACTGTTGTAAGGCAAATCGAATGGGGCCGGGATATATCGTCATAAACCCATACATCCCGTTATATACCACGGCGTGTTCAGTTGTTCCGTGTTCATTCAGGATATCAATTGTGCCGTTCTTGTCTTCTTCTTCGTTGATGAATGTCGTCACATACAACCATCGCCACTGAGCAACCTTCATCTCAACCGGAAGTTTACCCAGTAATCCTGCTTCGTCGGCTTGCGCCAGACACTGAAGGATACGTAAACCTCGCACATTAGGAGTATCGAATTCTCCGGCATCCAGACGACGTATGGCGTCGTGATAATCAATCGTCATACTGCCAGTTCGTATACCATTGGCTGTTGCTTCAGCCTGGAATTCATCGTATTGCATGATATTTATTCCTCATCTTCATCTTCATCTTCATCTTCATCTGCTGGTGCAATAACGTCATATCCTGCCTTTTCTGCAATAAACAGGAATGTTGAAAGAGTTCCTACAAGTTCATCGTCATGAACATGGCGAATGAATATTACTTTCCCGTTTTTGATGGTCAGCAATACTCTGGTTTGTTCGTGTTCTGCTGTTTTCTGATGCATTATTATCTCCCGTATGCTTTACGCAGAAATAAGCAGGCAATATGCATGTAATTTTCACCGTATTGTGCAATAAGGCAGGCGGTCTTGTGTGATGCCATATTCTTTATAAAAGTCACAATAAAGCCTCCTGTGGATTAAGGTTGTAATAATCCCCGGCGATAAAACCGCAATAAACGTTCAGGGCATATTTGTTGTTATTGCGCTAATTCTTTTTCGGCAGCAGCTTTTGTATACTCACATGCAAAACTCAGAATTTCGCTGCCGAGTGTTTTCGTTTCGTGATTACTGGACATATGTAATACCTGTGTTGCATGCAATAAATGATAAACATTTACCGCAAATGAATCAGGCTCCAGACAAATGCCTTCGTAATTATCTTGCTGTGAGGTTGTTTCTGTCATTGCTCCTGAAGTGCATGCGAGCCTGTTTTTGACAATTCTCTTTTCTCTAATCACTATATCGGCAACATCTATTGCCTTTACAACCTCCGGGAGAAGTTCCGGGTTTGTATAATCAAAGTCATCAACATGGAGAACAGTTATGTTTTCGAACTTTTTCATGGCTTCCTCAGCTGACTTATATGTTCTGCTATATAGCGAGTCTCAGAAGTGTTTTCATATTGAGACTGTTTCCGCAATGATTGATAAAAATGTTCGCATGTACCTTGAAGGGCGAAGCGGCGATTATGTCACCATTGGTATTGGTTCTTCCGCAGAAGAGCTTCGCGAGATAAGGGGCAAACTTGTTGAGATGCGTCATGGTGTTGCTGCTCCTCACTTTTTGGTTGCTCCGGAGGAGTAACCTCACCAGTTAACAGCCACATCGGATCGCAGCCAAGAATATTTGCCAGTGGGATAAGCATACTGATAGTTGGTTCATACTCTCCGCTCTCCCACTGGATGATAATTTCTTCATCGAGATCGAGCAGCCTGGCGAGTTCGGCGGTTGTTAAGCCGCAGGCTTCGCGTTGGGTGCGAAGACGGTTGTTGATTGCAGAATTTTTGTTCTGTAAAAGCATTGCTGACGATAGCTTTCTGGATATGCTATTTGTCATATCCCATGCCAGTCCTGCGCATGACTCTATATCGCTAGAGAGCGTAGCATCAGGTGTTGCTTTTGCTATTAGTGTAATGAGGCTGCCGAGGTTTTTCAGTTCTTCGAGACAGTCAAGAGTTGTAGCTTTATTGATCATGAGATGATACCTCAGTTACGAACTTTGTTTTATGGTAACTAAGGTATCAAGGTGTGGCAAGTGATCTTTGATACTTTGGTTTCTTTTTGTGTTTTGTGTCTGGTCAGAAAATATCCCACCTGGCATCAACCACAACACCTACTATTTCGCAATCATTGTCCATTTCTATGATTGGATATTGTGGATTAAGGGGCTTTAGAAACGCCTTTCCCATGTCAGAAATATATTTTTTGAATGTTGCTTCATTGGTAGATTTTTTTCTGGCGATGACGTAACACCCTGAAAAAACTTCTTTATCTGGGTTGACAAGGATCGACATTCCTTCAGGAAATGTTATTCCTACGGGCGAAGTCATTGAGTCTCCGTGCACTTCCAGCCAGAACCCCCTCTCACCAGCGTATTTTACAGAATGCCTCCAATTATCCTGATCATACATGTTGTAGTCATCACCAGAAGTTGCGAATAATCCTGCCTGAACCCAGTTAATTACAGGGTAAGAGTGTGCTGTGTCTCTCTGTGGGCAGCTCTTAACATTATTTTCCCAATGCTTATCTTTTTCATCTCCGTTCTGAAGCCACTGCGGTGAACACCGCAGTGCAGCTGCAACTTTAAAAAGGGTGTCACCGTTGAAACTTTTTGTAAGGCCTTGCTCGGCTTTACTGATTGCAACTCTGGTGATCCCAGCTTTTTTAGCCAACGCATCTTGTGTTAACCCAGCTTTTTGCCGTGCGTTGATGAGACGTTCACCTAAAGACTTCATTTTTCTTCTCCTCTCATGGCTGTTGATACTAAAGTAACAGAATTTCTTGATACTTTGGATTCCTGTGGTTAACATCGTTGGATAACAAAGTATCTGGTGTGAGACTAAAGAATGACCCTTTATGAAATATTAAAAATTCAATTTAAAACCAATGCCGCTATTGGTCGCAGGTTCCCAAAGAAAGGAAGGCCTCGTGGCAGTCAAGGTGTTGGAAAGTGGAAAACGCGAGGTGTTCCGGAGGATGTTGCCATTCTTTGTCATTTGGATCCGAGCATTCCATATACACACCCAAGCCTAGCGCACACGGAAGATGGGAAGTGATGGTGGTGATATGAGCGAAAAAATAACTATTAAATACGATGGGACAACCATTTCGATTGCCCCGATCACATTAGCGTTCGCTGAGAAGTTGTTGGTAAGCCTTAAAGGATGCGAACTGCATTCTACCTTCGGCATTGATTCCAATGCCTTCGCTTGTACACCAAGCGATGAACTCGGCTGTATCCGCTTCAACTTTAATAACTCGTTGCCCGCCTCTTTCGACACGCTTAATCAATTTTTCAGCGTCGTGTTTCCACTCGGTGTAACTGTCGGAGAGCACATCAGCATCAGTAAAAATATTTTTGAGCTCATGATACTGAATCGCATCGCGAAACCAGAATAAACCAACGGCCTGAACTTTCATGTCGAACCTCCTTTGGTTCTTTTGTTTATAGGGATCAAAAGGATAACTGAAGGAAGGTTCGGCACCAATAAGTACGAATGTGCGGAATCTTAAAAGAATTTATCCGTAAGGAGATGGCAGTGAACACCGCAATTTTTAACGGCAAAGCATCCATGACCAGCCTTGAAATCGCAGAGTTGGTGGGCAGCCAACACAAAGATGTTAAGCGCAGCATTGAAAGGCTCATGGATAAGGGGATTATTCGAAGTGCGCCAATGGCGAATTTCGAAATAATCAACAACTTAGGATTAAAACGAAATGTAGGTGCTTACATCTTCGAAGGCGAACAAGGTAAGCGCGACAGCATCATTGTCGTCGCACAGCTCTGTCCTGAATTCACAGCTCGCCTGGTAGATCGCTGGCGCGAACTGGAAGAACAGATCCGTAAGCCAATGAGCGAAATCGAAATGGTTGCCGCGATGGCTCTTGAAGCCGTTCGCCAACAGAAACGGATCACTCAGGTGGAAGAAAAAGTCAGCCACGTTGCTGAAACAGTCGAGCAAATTAAAAAGGGCACTATTCGTGAGGGCTATGCCGGATATCGCCAACTGAAAGCAAAAACCGGTTTGTCAGATGATAAATGCCGCAATCTGGTGAACGCCTATCAAATTCCTACAGACACACATGAGTTCATGACGCCGGACGGATTGTTGTCACGTCGCGCAATTGTTGCTGTGGAACCGTTTATGGCTGCTTTTTATCGGGTTATGGAGGAAGCAGAACCGCGAGGGACTCGCTGGTATCACCCGAAAATGGGGTTATTTCAGGTTATTGGTTGGCAGCGATGAAAAAAAGCCGGGAGTAACCCGGCTCACTCAACATCAATAACGGGGAGCTGTTTCGCATAAAACGGCTCCGAAACATCCAAGAACAGTTCTAAAGATATCAGCAGCTATATGATCATTTCAAGACCAAATATTGATTCTGCAATTTCGGGACGTTACACTGTCTCCGCACCTTATAAAGCGGGTGCCGGGGGTCGCAGCCCGGAATTGCATACGGCGATATACGACGCGCCAGCGTCTTTTTTATCGTCCGCGCTCACGCACGCCAGAATTATGGTGGGCTGGGCAGGGGAGCCGAAAGGCTCGCCGGTTTCCGTATGCGCCGGTACTGCGAACCCTGTTCAGTCTGCCACCAGTGAGTTTCGCAGCTCCGGTGGTGGAAGTTATCCATTGCATACGGAGGCTGCCATCATGGCTACAGTCCCAACTTCCCCATTCCTCAAAATTGAAGTTGTCAACGGCAAGGCCGTTATTTTCTCCCTGCATGTTGCCTGCCACTTTAAGCGCATGCACCAGAACATCGTCGACAAAATCGAGTATCTGAACTGCTCACGCGAGTTTTTTACCCGCAATTTCATACCGGGTACTTATCACATCTACGGTGACTCCCTGCGTGGTTATTACATCACCCTTGATGGTCTGATGATGCTTCAGCTTGGGTTAAGTCTGCGCACAATGCGGTACTACGAGAGCTGTATTGAAGCATTCCATGAGGCTGAAACCGTCCAGGGTCACTCCGCGTTCCGTCGTAATCAACGGGAGGTGCACCTATGATCCGCCACCAGCATATTGATTCTGCAATTTCGGGACGTTACACTGTCTCTGCACCTTATAAAGCGGGTGCCGGGCGTGGAAACCCGAAATTCAATATAGAGCACAACCGCGCTCATGCGGTTTTTTCGTGTCATGAGCATCGTTACGCCCAAATTATGGTGGGGCGTGCAGGGCCAACTTCGGTTGGGCCGGGTTCTATGTTGACCGGTATTTCCACCCCTGTACGTCTCACCACCTATATGGTCGTGGAAAGCCTTGGTGGTGAGTTCATTGAATTCAACATAGGGGCTGTCACCATGACTACTCTCCCAACCCAATCTCACCCTGAAATCACGATTATCAATGGTCGCGTTGTCACCACATCTCTTGCAGTAGCTAATTACTTTACTAAACGGCATGAGCGGGTTTTAGATAGAATTAGAAACCTCGAATGTTCCGCTGAATTTACTGAACACAATTTTGTGTTAAGTGAATACACCGACGCATCAGGCCGCAAACTACCTTGCTATCAAATCACCCGCGATGGCTTCGCGTTCCTTGCCATGGGCTTCACTGGTAAACGTGCTGCCCGGTTCAAAGAGGCATACATCAACGCCTTTAACCTGATGGAGAAGAGTTTATCAGGTGCCGATACGTCTGATATGTCAGCTGTCGCACGAAACGCCAGAGGCGTATACCTGCATTTGCGTGAAATCCATCAAATCTGGACAAGCCAGCTTTATCCAATGCTTAAGGCCGTTGAATCTCCGCTGGCTAGCAAACTGTACGACCGTGTTGGTGATGCTGTTTTTGGCGCTGCACTTGTTGATTCCAGGCTGAATGGTTCTGACAAGGAGGTTCGCCCATGATTAGTTACGAAATCATCATCTCCACTACGGAATACAGAAACGATGTATCAGTTCGCACGGATGTATCTGTCTGGCACCGTCGCTATAAATCCAGAAAAACAGCGGAACTGAAAGCGGCAGAGATGTGTGAAACCATCTCAATGAAAGGTAGCCCGGTTAAATACGTAACTACGGCGGAGGTGCGTCCATGATCCGCCACATCGTTAATTCCCTGTATCACCGATACAACCGTTGCCCCCGAGTGGGGCAGTGGTTTACCACCAGCAACGGCCTCGTTCTGCGGGTTTGCCTGGTCAATGCAGAAAGTCAGAAGGTTGTCTGCCAGGTGCAGGGGCGTACTTATACCCTGAGTTACCCGCTGGTGGCGTTTCAGTCCGGAAAAATGTTTAAGCGTCTGGGAGGTGTCGTATGAGTAGCAAGATCCTCGGTAATGTCTGGGATGCATGCGCAGCATATGGCGTCAAAGGTGCAAAACTGATGATTATGGCGCGCCTGGCTGATTATTCGAATGATGACGGGGTGTGCTACCCGGGTGTTGAAACCATATGTCGACAGCTTGGATTGGGAGAAAGTACAGTCAGAACGGCAATCTCCGAACTGGAGGCTGATGGCTGGCTGACGCGTCAGTCACGCCGCAAAGGTAACCGTAATACGTCCAATCTTTATCATCTGAATGCTGATCGGCTTGAGCAGCTTGCCAGAACTGAGCGGGATAAGGTTGCAGAACTGAAACAGCAGCGCAGACTTTCAGTATTACGTGACCCTTCAGATTCTGAACTTTCAAAATCTGAACCGTCAGAATCTGTATGTTCAGGCGTGTTTGAGCCTTCAGATTCTGGCAAAAATACGCGTTTGACCCTTCAGAATCTGACTCCAGATCCACAAGGTTTAAAACATGAACCACCAGTAAATTCAAAACATGAACCGCAAGATATTGGCGCATCCGCTGACGCGTCTGCACCAGCGCGTTCTGCCAGACAGGAATATTCACCGGAATTTGAACAGGCCTGGCAGGAATATCCCAAACGTGCTGGTGGCAATTCAAAATCTGCAGCCTTCAAAGCCTGGAAAGCCCGTATCAGGGAGGGAATAAAACCGGAGACCATGCTTGATGGCGTGAAGCGGTATGCCGCCTGGGTACGTGCTACAGGAAATACCGGCACACAGTTCGTGAAGCAGGCTGCGACGTTCTTTGGACCCGATCGTCACTTCGAAGATTACTGGCAACAGCCAGCCGCTCACGGAGGTGGGCGACAGCGACAGGTCGATGTCCTGGCTGGCCTGGGAGCCATGTCTGACAAATTCGGTAAATCCAGTAACAAATTGACATTCTGAGGTGACAGCGATGATGACGATTGACCAACGTGAGAAACAAACAAGACTACAGGCGCGAATGGATGATTTACGGGCAGAAATGGATGAGTTACGGGCAGAGATTGCATTTGCTCAGAAGGGCGAAAAGCCATGGCCTTATCGTTCCTGCCTGATGCGTGAAGGTCGCGGATATTGCGAAAAACACGGTAAATATCGTACGCATATACTGGTGTGGATCGATCGTAATGGCGAGGACAGAGAAAAAATTTCATGCTGCCCTGACTGCTTGATCGCTGAGGCCAGTGATTTGACCATGGAACTGTCGTCCCTCAAGGCGGAAGAACTGACTGATAACGCCGGAATTGCTCTGCGTTTTCGGGACTGCGAGTTTGATAATTATCTGGAGGTTAATCCTGACGCAGCCAGAAATCTTGCGGCCTGTCGCCGCTATGCGGAGAACTGGCCAGATATGCTGGAGAACGGTACCAGTCTTGTTATGACCGGCAGTTGCGGTACCGGGAAAAATCATCTGGCGGTATCAATGGCAAAACACATCATCCGTAACTATCTGGCCAGTGTGGAGATCACCGACGTGATGCGCCTTACCCGGGCTGTGAAAAACTGCTGGCGGAATGACAGTGAAAAAACAGCGGATGACGTCATTGAGCATTATGCGTCACTGGATTTGCTGATTGTCGACGAAGTCGGCGTTCAGTTTGGCAGTGCGGCTGAAATGGCCATTTTGCAGGAAATTATCAATGCCCGGTATGAGGGTATTTTGCCAACTATCCTGATCAGCAACCTTTCACCGGAAGAATTGTGGGCGTTCATCAGTCCCCGGATTGCCGACAGAATCACCGATGGCGGGCGCAACTGGTTGTCGTTTAACTGGCCCAGCTACCGTTCTCGTATCGGAGGTGTTGCCGCATGACCAGCCAGAACACCCCGGCATGGCGTAACGATGACCTGGAAGGCGCTGTCATCGGTGCGTTCTTTCTGCGTGGGGCAGATCCTGAAGTGATGGATATTCTGGTCACACTACCTGCGGACGTTTTTTCTGTACGAGCGTATAGGGATATCTACACAGGCATCTGCAGACAGGCCCGTGTTTCAGGCGTGATTGACCCTGTGCTGTTGTGTAATGAGATGCCGGAACTTGCCCCGGTGATTACTGATACCGGGCGCAAAACCTGGGTGAAGTCTTCACTGGAGCACTATGTTGCAGCGTTGCGGCGCAATGCCGCATTGCGCGATGCAGAAAAAACGCTGAATGAGGCGTTGCAGAAATTACGTGATGCGCATACCTGTGAAGCAGCTGAAGATGCCCTGAAGGATGCGCAGAACATGATGGCCTCATTGTCGACGGAAAAGGGCATTATTCAGCCGGTACATATTGATGATGTGCTTCCGGAGGTGGTTGAGCGTGTTGAATGCCGGAATCAGGGACAGGAGAAATCCAGAACGTTGATGACCGGTATTGATGAACTGGACGCAAAAACAGGCGGCATGGAGCCCGGCGACCTGGTATTTATTGCTGCTCGTCCTTCGATGGGTAAAACCGAACTGGCGCTGGATATCATCGACAAGGTGACTGAACAGGGGCACGGCGTTCTCCTGTTCACAATGGAAATGGCGAACATCCAGATTGGTGAACGCATGGTATCTGCGGCTGGAGGAATGCCGGTATCACGCCTGAAATCTGTCACTCACTTTGAAGACGAAGACTGGGCACGTTTCTCACAAGGAGTGGGGCGGATGACCGGGCGCAATATCTGGATGGTGGACCAGGCGAACCTGACCATTGATGAGATATGCGCAACAACGAAACATCACCTGATTAAACATCCGGAAACGGCGCTGGTGGTGGTTGATTATCTCGGGCTGATAAAAACCCGAACCACGGGGCGTCATGACCTTGCCGTGGGTGAAATCTCAAAGGGGCTTAAAGGCCTGGCAAAATCCGGTGGTTTTCCGTTGATTGCGCTGAGCCAGCTCTCCCGCGGTGTGGAGTCCAGACCCAATAAACGCCCCATGAACTCAGACCTGAAAAATTCCGGAGAAATAGAGGCGGATGCAGACATCATTCTGATGCTTTACAGGGATGAAGTGTACAACCCGGATACGCAGGCCAGGGGCATCGCAGAAATCAATATCACGAAACAACGTAACGGTTCTCTGGGGACGATTTATCGGCGTTTTTATAACGGACATTTTCTGCCTGTGGATCAGGAAAGCGCACAGGTTCTTTCCACCCCAATGCAACAGCCCCAGCCGCGCAGATACAGCAACAAACGAACTGACAGCAGTAAGATGGAGCGTTTCTTTTGAACAACCAGACAATGACTTTTACCCCTGAGCAATTACGTAAACAGGCACAGGAAATGTTGCGGCAGGCGGAACAACTGGAAAAAACAGGTGTAACAAAAGATGCCATTCGTCGGGATATGGTGCCAGCGCTCAGGGAACTGATGCAGGCAAAACACCGTGCACAAAAAGCAGTGGATGAGCTGGTGGATTGTGTGGCAGAGCTGGAAACCAGAGTTGGTAAGTTTGAAAAACTGGTGCAGGAGGTACTGCGCTGATGCGTGATATGTACGAAGTTTTAGATCGTTGGGGGGCCTGGGCTGCAGCAGATAACAGTGGTGTGGACTGGCAGCCGATAGCAGCAGGCTTCAAGGGGCTTTTACCACACGGTAAAAAGTCACGTCTCCAGTGTGATGATGACGAAGGTATCATGATAGACGGTTGTGTGGCTCGGTTGCGAAAGTATAAACCCGAAGAGTATGAGTTGATCATTGCTCACTTTGTTATTGGTATCTCATTACGCGCTATTGCTAAAAAACGGAAATGTTCAGATGGAACAATACGGAAAGAGATGCAAACAGCAATGGGGTTTATTGATGGCTGCTTGTCATTTTTCATTTACTACAATGACTTAAGTTCTATGTAAAATCGTTCTACTTTCCCAACTTTTATGTGTATATAATACCAGGATAAAGTAACGGAGAATCTTGTGAACATTCAGGCAGTAGACATTTTTTGTGGTGCGGGGGGCTTAACTTTTGGGCTAAAAAAAGCCGGGATTGAGGTTTCTCATGGTATTGATATTGATGAATCCTGCCGTTTTGCTATTGAGAGCAATAATCCTTTAACGCAGTTCATTAATCAGTCAGTTACAGAACTGCAATCCTGCGATGTGTCTGCTATGTTCAAGGAAGGAAATATTAGATTGCTTGCTGGATGTGCTCCTTGCCAACCGTTTTCCAAGTATCGTAATCCAAATAGCCGTAAAGACGATACAAAGTGGCGTTTGTTATATGAGTTTCAAAGGCTTGTAAGTGATGTAATGCCAGAGCTTGTGACGATGGAGAATGTTCCTCAACTTAGAAACCATAAGGTTTTTGAAGGGTTTGTTAGTGCATTAAAGACTCTTGGATATCATTTGTGGTACGACGTTGTAAGATGTTCTGAGTATGGCTTACCTCAAAATAGACGTAGATTAATTCTAATTGGTTCCCAATTGGGGCCGATCAGCCTTGATCAAAAAAAAGTTAGCCGTAAAGTTACTGTTAAGGATGCTATTGGTAGGTTGCCAAAAGTAGGGGCAGGTGAGAAGCTGGAAAGCGATCCCTTGCATCGTTCGCCTAAATTGATGGATATCAATCTTAAACGAATCATGCATTCTTTACCTGGTGGTACGTGGGATGACTGGCCTGAAGAAATTAGAGCAGACTGTCATAAAAAGAATTCAGGTGCTACCTATAAAAGCGTTTATGGACGGATGGTTTGGGACGATACTAGCCCTACGATAACTACCCAGTGTTATGGATATGGAAATGGACGATTTGGCCATCCTGAGCAAAATCGCGCCATAACTTTGCGTGAAGCTGCGATTTTGCAATCCTTTCCAATGGATTATAAATTCCTTGACAAGGAGACGCCTTTTTCATTCCAAAAATTGGGGACAATGATTGGAAATGCTGTTCCCCCTATAATTGGTCAGATAATAGGGGAAACATTTATCAGACATGTTGAGGGGATAAATACCCGTTAGAGGTAATATAATTTTCTGTTGAGTTGATTAATAAACGCAAATATAGATCAATTCTTTCTGACCTCGATTTGACTTCTTCTAAAGGGTCTATTTGACCTTTTTTAGAAAAGCTGGTACTTCCATGTGCCAGCTCATTTCTGATATCTTTAAGTAAATCTAAGTCAACACCATTTCTACACTCTGGTGAGTTTGCAACAGTTATTCCGTAAGCTTGTGTTATTTTGTGCAATACAGACTTGCAAACATTACCATTGAATTCTTTACGTATGTTTAATGAGGCTGAAATGATCCTTTTAGATATATCGGAACCAATTTTTTGATAAAGAGATTTTCCCGATTCATTATCTGAAATGATACGGTGCAAGATATTTACTTGGAATTTCTCCCTGAGTGATGCGTAATTTACTTCATTATCTTGCAAATGGTCATAAATTGACTCAATGCATCCTCTGGCAGTGTTTTCAACCTGATTGTACAGCATCATGTGCACGGATGATTTTAAAATGTTAACCCTAAGGGTATTTGATTCTATTTCATCTTTATGCGTTTGCTGATCTAACTGCTGAGTCTGAGCCTCTAAAGATGACGCAAGAGAAAGCAATTCCATAATATCTCTTGCTCTTTCTTCGTATTCATCTCTTAAATCAATCAAACTCATAGTTACATTCCTAATAATTTATCTTTGACATAAAATATTCTGTTTTTGAGTTGGCTGGTGTTGTTGGCACTATCAGCAGTAACTATGGTTTCAAATTCCTCCCCAAACAGCCAGTCTCCTACAGGAATAACCGGAGCCTGTAGATGTGGATTGGCTTTTAAGGCAAGAGCAGTTCCCACTGCTATGGCTTCGTATCTAGCACGGGGGGTGGTTTTGCTTGTTGGTGTCTTTTTAAACCCCATAGGGAAATGAGCATCTACAAAAGCAAGCATGCTTTCAAAATCATGTTTAAATTTGTCTACATCTTGTTGTGTGACCCTTTCGGCCTGAACATTAAGATAATTGTCAATAAAAGGAGCGACATAACCCTTATAATTTTCTAAATCATTTAAGTATGCAAAAAATCTCAAAACTAACTCACGATGATCGCCATTCGAACGTTTCCGATCTGATAATGGAGCTAGACTAGCGAAAAGTGGATTTGTTGAGCAAGGAGTCACAACATCCCTATAGAAAATTGAAGTGGCCGCATCTGAACCATGTCTAACCTCCATCGCTTCCAGTCTCTTAACACCTGAATTTATTCTTTCGAATAAATCTCTTCTATGTTGCTCCTCAACATCACCTTTCAATTCAATAAATCTTAGTGATGCCCTTAAAAATCGCCTCTGGCGGCTAGCCAAAAGATCTGAAAATTTGAAGCCCTCTAAACTTTTGAGTTCTTTTAAGTCTTTCAATTCAAACTGATTGTTCCAAAAGTAGTAAATTGAGCGAATCCTTTGTGAACCGTCAATAATTTCTACACGACCATCCAACTCAGGATCTTCATTAAATACGTCGGAGATGTAGAGGTACGGGATTGGAAAATCTAATAATATACTTTCGATGAATCGAGAGGCTGTTTTGATATCCCATTTGTAATCGCGTTGATAATCAGGAATAAAAAGTTCGTTTTTGTCAGTTTCAAGATTATTGCCATACTTTTGTACAATTAATTCAACGGTCCATTCACGTACGTTGTATCCAATATTTCTCTGAGCAAGCCTAATCTCGTTGTCGGCAGAAGTGACCAAGGCTGCAATTTCAGCTTTTTTTCTATTTTTCGCGTTTTCATCTTGAATCTGAGCAAGCTCTTCTTTGAGTTCTTTGAGTGTGGTCATATCACTGTTCCTTTAATTGGAGTTGGAAATAGATTGTAAGAAAACTATAACGCGTACGCAAAAAATATTATATCGTGTTAAGAGTGGTTACTACGCCACACAGCTTAAACCCGCCGCCAGGCGGTTTTTTGTGTCCGAAAAACGGCGCAGTACGTTAAACGTGCTGGTGGTTGCGAATACCTGTCTTTCAGCTTGCTGGCTTTTTCGACAAGAGTTATTGGTGTGTCACGTTAACCGGAAAAGGGAAAAAGACATGCTAAAACAGCAGGATATGACAGAAACCGCCAGAGTAGTGTTTAATGAATTAAGCGTTACCGAACCGGCGACAGTCGGGGAGATAGCGCAGAATACTTACCTTTCACGCGAACGCTGCCAGTTAATACTGACCCAGCTGGTTATGGCGGGTCTGGCAGACTATCAGTTCGGTTGTTACAGACGCCTTCCGCAGTGAAGGCTTTTTTATTTGTGGTAAATGGGCGGCTGGTGGGTGTTAGGGGCACCCACCAGCCATCTGCTCATGCGTTGGGTTCACAAGCAAACCTCAGGCCCACTGCTTTGCGCAAAAGCAGAATGAGCCTATCAGAGACAGGCTTAATGATCCATGCTTAATACTGTAAAAATATCCAGTTGTGAGTTAATCAACGCCGACTGTCTGGAATTTATCCGGTCGTTACCCGAAAATTCTGTTGACCTGATAGTCACGGACCCGCCGTACTTTAAAGTGAAGCCTGAGGGCTGGGATAACCAGTGGAAGGGCGACGATGATTACCTGAAGTGGCTGGACCAGTGTCTGGCGCAGTTCTGGCGGGTGCTGAAACCTGCCGGAAGTCTTTACCTGTTCTGTGGTCATCGCCTGGCATCTGATATCGAAATCATGATGCGTGAACGCTTCAGTGTGCTGAACCATATTATCTGGGCGAAGCCGTCCGGACGCTGGAACGGATGCAACAAGGAAAGCCTGCGGGCGTATTTCCCCGCCACAGAGCGCATTCTGTTCGCGGAACATTATCAGGGGCCGTATCGTCCGAAAGATGCCGGGTATGCGGCGAAGGGCAGTGCACTGAAACAGCATGTGATGGCCCCGCTGATTTCTTACTTTCGTGATGCGCGCGCGGCCCTGGGGATAACGGCAAAACAGATTGCAGATGTCACAGGAAAGAAAAACATGGTGTCGCACTGGTTCAGTGCCAGTCAGTGGCAGCTACCGAACGAAAGCGATTATCTGAAATTACAGTCGCTGTTTGCCCGGGTGGCAGAAGAGAAACATCAGCGCGGTGAACTGGAAAAGCCCCACCACCAGCTGGTGGATACGTATACGTCACTGAACCGGCAGTATGTGGAGCTGCAGAGTGAATATAAGCATCTGCGGCGGTATTTTGGTGTGACGGCGCAGGTGCCGTACACGGATGTATGGACACATAAACCGGTGCAGTTCTATCCCGGGAAACATCCGTGCGAAAAACCGGCAGAAATGCTGCAGCAGATAATCAGCGCAAGCAGTCGTCCGGGTGACCTGGTTGCAGATTTTTTTATGGGCTCAGGTTCAACGGTAAAAGCGGCACTGGCGCTCGGGCGTCGTGCGATTGGCGTTGAACTGGAGACCGGACGTTTTGAGCAGACAGTCAGGGAAGTTCAGGATTTAATCGTTTGA